CTATTTTATTTTTTCTATCTCTTCTTTTAGCCAAGAAATTTCACGTTTGGTGTATATTCTTTCGGTGAGATCACTTATCTCATGACCGACCATGTACTTGATGGCGTATTCATCGACTTTATATTTCTTCGCCATTGTTATAAAGTGCTTTCTACCATCGTGAGGCTTGTGTGCAGGATTCAGATGAAGGTTGTCTCGAACTGTATAGTATCGGCTTTTAAATTTGTCATACGTCAGCATTAGGTCGTTGCTTTTAGTGAATTTTCCCGTGGCATTTAAGAGATATTCACTATGCAGCTCGACCGCTTCATCGTATTTCTTTTTTACAAGGTCTAAAATTTTGGAGTGGATTGGAACGATTCGGTCTATACCGGCATCCGTTTTCATTCCGCCAGAAAATGTTCCATTTTCTAAGTCGACATTTTCGAGCCTTATCAATCCAAGCTCTTGAGGCCGCCATCCAGAATAGCACTGTATAAGGATTGTCTCAATTGTCGGAAAACGGTCTATGTTGTTCCACAGAGTTTCCATTTCTTCTTCGGTATAGGGGATATGGGCGTCTTTCTGTGAGTCTTCATTTTCTTTTATGACCTCGTCAGACACGTTGAACGTCCTGGCATAGTTTTTATCTATGATTTCATATTCCAGCGCATAGTCAAACATGACGTTGAACATCGACTTGATTTTTAGTTTGAGACTTGGCGTTGTGTGGCGCTCTATACCTTTCACTATGCATGTTCCATCTTCCATACAGCCTTTGATATGACGAGGTCGAACGTCCATAGCACGCATGCTATATATGGAGGAGCAATATCTCCAACACATTTCCATATTTCGAAAGCTTTCAGGATTTTTAAGTTTCTTTTTATGATCTTCGCCCCACTTAGCAAACAGCTCGCTCATGGTAAGAGCTAAGTCCAAGTCGTATGGGTTTTTATGATATTCTACAAGCGCGTTGTACGCATCGTTATATGTAGGAAAAAATGCATCAGGCTTTAATAGCTTAGATATGGGTTTACCTTTTTCATCTTTGCCAACCGTAACCATAACCCGAAAAGGGTTTTTCAGGTTACGGTTTTTTATTTTACTGATTTGTCCGAATCCGTTTGGCAGCCGTTTTCTCTTGTTGTTTTTGCTCCTTGGCTTCCGAGCCGGCGCACCATCTTGCAACGGGTATCCGCAGTGTGGGCATGACAAAGCCTTATCACTTACTTGCAGTTCACACTCGGGGCATTTTATGAGCATTACTTTCTCCTTTCAGCTGTTTGATTTATTATTTGTAATCATATATTATAGTGTAGGAATTGTCAACTCCTACACTGTGAGGCGCAATATGGTTAGAAATAATGCATCAACCTGTCCTACGTGCGGGGGAAAATTAAAACCATATGATAAGGTTCTGCGTGTTGTACGTACGAAAGGCCGCAAAACAAAACGTGTTTCTATAAGACGCCTCCGCTGCACCGAATGTGGAGGCCTACACAGAGAGATTCCGCAATACATATGTCCATATAAGCAATATGAGAAAGACGTCATACAGGGCGTCCTGGAGGGGCTTATAACCTGTGAAACCCTCGGCTATGAAGATTACCCCTCTGAGATGACAATGCGTCGATGGTTGGCTTCGCACAAATTGCGTCTCCTTTTATGGAGAAATCCATAAGTATCAAGGAGGAATTGTAGAATGAAACTCGTACCGACAGAACACATACCGGGAAGGTGTGCGAAGCATGATTTGCAGAAGCTCATTGAAGAATTTATAAATGGTGAAGCTAAAGTTGTGAATGTAGACTTTAACGAACACGATTATAGTTCCAGTAAGAGCTGTGCTGGGTGCTTTCATAACGCCATAAGACGGTCTGGATATTCAGTTAAGGTATGCAGGCGTGGCGACAAGGTGTTCCTTTATAAAATGTGATTTTTCAAGAAAGATTGAGCTCTGAACAAGGGCTCTTTCTTTTTGCGCAAAATTTACAGCCGCTATTGTGAAAGGAGGAAATAGCTCGTGCACGGGCAAAAAGAGGTCTTAGTCGTAAGATTCAAGACCTTTTATTTTTTCTGCATTTTCCACTCACATTGTTTTGAGAAAACGCAGAACCTATTCTAGAATAGCATCAGAAAGGAGAAAAGCTATTATGGATGTACAAAAATTTGAACTATGCGAAGGTCCTGTCGAAAGTATTGAATTCCCTCCAGGCTCCGTACCCGTACACATCGCTGCCAAGGTTTATGGCAGAGACTCATGTTGGGTGCGGGCGGGAATTCTGTGCAAATGGCTCCCAATTGGGATTGCCACAAGGGACAACAAACCGGTACCACCTTATATCGAGGAGATGGACTCTAGGAAAGGCAGAATCGCCTATTATATTTCTCCGAGGAAATTGTGGGAGGACACCGGGTATGTTTGGAAAGGAGAGCGGTAGTATGAGCACGGTCATACGTCCGGAGCTATCTAAGAGCAGTAAGTATTGGATTGACCGACATCGATACTATGAGCTGAAACACTTTTGTCTTCAGTATCCGATATGGAAAAAAGCTGCTCAGCTGCTCGATGCCTTGAGTAAAAGTCCGTCGCTCTTGGAAGAATATATAAAATCCGGGCGTATCAGTGATCCGACCGTGGATTGCGCTGAGGCGAGATCTTTTTATCTGGATAGAATTGATCTGCTTGAGCGAACGGCTGAAAACGCTGCGCCAGAGATTGCGAAATACCTTGTAACGGGAGTGACCTCTGGCGTATCCTATGATTTCCTTAAATCTAGATTAGACATACCCTGCTGCAAGGAGACTTATTACGACTTATACAGACGCTTTTTCTGGCTTCTCGACAGGGAGCGTAAGTGATTTTTCTCTTGAATCGCCTTGGGCAGCGTGATATACTATCTACACAACGAACTGGAGGTCGACTTAAATGCTCACAAAAGAAGATTTACAGGCGATTGGAGAGCTGGTCCGTTCAGAAGTGCGTGCCAGCGAAGAACGCATGACAGCTAGAATTTCCGAGTCGGAAGAGCGCACAAAGACGAGCATTATGGCATACATCGAGAATGACGTAAAGAAAGAGATTCGTCAGATTGCGGACGGTCACAAGATGCTTGCTGAAAAGATGGACCGGATGGAAACCAAAATTGACAGATTGCAGGATCAAGTGGATACGATTCAGGGTGAACTCACCACGCAGGAAATGGTTATCACCCGCCGGTTCCGTGTTGAATAAACAGTTAGTAAGGCCCGCTCAGGAGTTTAGCCGCTCTTGGGCGGGCTTTTATTTTTTCGGTACGTAGGTGACGAAAATATGTGATATTTTTGTATTTGAAAAAAGCCCGGGGTGGATTTTTTGAAAAATCATTTACAAGGAGGATGTGTATGGATTGGCTTATCGTATTCATCGGGATAGTGATTGGCGCTGTGGTGACTGCGTACGCATTCCGAAGAAATTTCGTAGGGACTTTGCGTGTGGACCAATCAGATCCGACAGATGCACCATACTTGTTTCTGGAAATTGAGAAGGGTATGGGCGATATTTCCCGGAAAAAGTACGTCCTGCTCCGAGTCAACACCGAAAGCTATATTCCGCACGATTAACACGTTCTGTTATGGAACCTAATCCGTTTAACGAAAGGAGAAACAAAAATGTATGATGAAATCAAAGCAAAGTTAGACGAGGAAATTATGGACCAGCTTTCGGTTCTGTCCGATATGGATGCAGGGAGCGATAAGAGAAAAACGGCAGTTGATGATTTGGTGAAGTTGTACCGTCTGAGAATCGAGGAGACCAAGAATGATCGAGACTTTATTGAAGGAGTGAATGCCCGGGAACGGGAGGAGCAATTCAAAAAAGAGCAGATTGTGGATCAGGTCAAAGAGCGAAAATTCAGGTTCGGTATGGCAGCGGCAGAATTGCTGATTCCGTTGATATTTTACGCTTCTATGTTTTATAGCGGGCTGGATTTCGAGAAAGAGGGGACATTTACCTCAAACATGCTGAGAAATTTGATCAGCCGTTTTAAACCGACAAAGAAATAAATCGATGGGTTCAAAGACGAGGAGACGTTGAATTTGCAATGTCTCTTCGTTTTTATGTACGTGAAATTTACATCTTCTATTGTGGAGATACAAAGAGCTCTTTTATCTCTTGACGAAATGCAGGAAGTAGGCATACACTATGTGTATCGTACTTTCTAATCTGAAAGGAGATAATTGAACATGGGATTTTTTAACGACAAGCAAGTTGAAGCATTTGAGACGGATAGGTATATTTGTAGCGAATGCGGGGCAGTTATGAAGTTTGAAGACAAATGGGAAGATGTGCTCATTTGTCCAGAATGCGGTCATTCGATAGATTCTGACCGCTACGGATGTGAAAGTGATGAAGAATATGAAGCCCTATACCCAACGGAGGAAGAAGTGTTGGGCTACAACGAGGACGAAGATGAGTCCGATGAAATCTACGACGAAGAATTCGACGAGCTGAGCGACGATTAGAGAAGTCCGATCAATAAATTATCAAAAGGAAGGGTCCTGACGAGGGCTCTTCTTTTTTTTTGTTTCTGGAGGATATGATGCGCTATCATTATGAGAAACCGCAGATATATTTGTCAATGTATGGCGTTCGATATGTCTGCGAGCATCCCGTATACAACAGCTGCACGTTATTTCTAATTGGAGATAAGGGGCTTGCCGTTATTCAGCAGCGTTTTGACGTTAGAACGAAAACCACATGGTGGAGCGAGGTTGATTCGTGGCTTACGGATGACTTATATTTGAATCCAAACTTTAAGGAGTATTTTGATAAGCGGGCTGGAGCTTGCACAGATGGCCTTTATCCGACTGTGACCGTGCGTCAAATCATGTGGGCACTAAAAATGAAGCCGCTGCCCAAAGCTCGATGGGAGACCTGTTTCGACAGGAAAGGTATTTGAATACGCGTGTTTTACATCTAGTGTTATGAAAGGAGTGTTTTGATTATGAAACTTAATGAAAAACAAACACATGCATTGGAGGAGATTTATCGAGTAGCTCGTATGTATACGAAAATTGCAGCAGAACTCAACAAGGTAGCAGATACCATTGAACTTGAATCGGAGAAAAACGATGAGGAGTTTATGAAGGTATTTGGAGTATCGCAAGGTTACTACATGAACGATATTGTGCGAGTATTCGATAATCTTCCAGAACATGCACATGAGCAAATTGGAGAACTAATTATAGCATTCAAGAAATGAAAAGGATTGGGCCCGACAAGGGCTCTTCCTTTTTCGCTTCGCCAAAATTGCATCTTCTATTACGAGAGAAATAAACGACTCTTGAAAAGGAGAAGAGGTATGATTATCAGCAAAATTTTAAGCAAGATTGATATTTCGAATTTGAGGTTCAAAAGGAGCCCTGAGAAGGAGAAAGAGAAACCGTCGCTTATAAAGGAGGTAATTGATGAGCCGGAAAAATTTAAACTTGAGGCGTTTATTGAAGGAAATGAGATTATAGTAAAAATCAAGAAACGAGAGATTGAGTCCTGAACAAGGGCTCTTTCTTTTTGCGCATTTTTAACAGGCTCTTTTATGGAAACCTATATATTTTCGAAGGAGAAGAGATTATGTGTAAAAAATTAAGGAAGTACATAAGAAGACTGATTCGAGGTGAACGCGAGACATTTAAGAATAAGCTATGCGCTGTTGCGCTGCTCATTCTTGGAACGATCACTGCGATAATTTCGAATGATTGGACATTCTTTGTATTCACGGCATTTCTTGCGATACCATTACTCTTGGCCAAAGAGAATTATATTTATGGTTAGATGAGAAGGATTGAGACTGAATGCAAAGTCTCTTTCCTTTTGCTTCGCGAAATTTACAAACCATATTATGAAGAAGACAGTTAGCTAAAAGGTAAAGCGCTGCACAATTGTGCGGAACTGTGGGTTCGAATCCCGCACTGTTTCTTTTATTTTTATCGGTCTAAAAAAGAAAGGAGAAAGCATGGAGAAAGCAAACGTGATTCAAAGGGTCTTTTACAGATCGGCAGCATACTTGAAACGGCATTCACCGACGATTTTAACTTTTGTTGGGGCTGCCGGAGTTGTTGTGACGGTGGTGATGTCGGCCAAAGCAACACCTAAGGCCATGAAGCTGCTCGAAGAAGCGGAGAAGAAAAAGGGGGAAGAACTTGACAAGCTGGAGACCATTCGTGCAGCTGCGCCAGCCTATATTCCTGTTGCAGCAATTGGTATATCATCTTTAATCTGTTTATTCGGTGCCAACGTGCTCAATCAACGAAATCAAGCCTCGTTGACAGCAGCTTATGCGATGCTGAATGAATCATATTCCCGATATCGAGGCGCCGCAAACACTGTGTTTGGGGATGACGCAGATTCGAAAATCAAAGCAGAGGTCGCTAAAGAGACATATATTTCAGCAGATGGGTGCGCCATTTATGATGCGAGTCACGATGACGGCTGCGAGGAATGCCTTTTCTATGACGAGATATCAGACCGGTATTTTCAGTCCACGATGGCGTCTGTCTTGAATGCGCAATATCATCTGAATCGGAATTTTACGTTGCGAGGTTATGTGTCTCTAAATGAATTCTATGAATTCTTAGGAATCGAGAAGGTGGTTTGTGGCGAAGGCATTGGCTGGGGGCAAGATTTGCTGGAAGACGGAATTTTCTGGATTGATTTCGACAATCGGTATGTCAAATATGATGATGGGCTGGAGTGCTATATTGTATCTGCGATATTTGCTCCAACAGCGGATTATCTGACATAATGCTCAATTCGCATATTTTACATTCTGTGTTATGAAAGGAGGCGGATGCGCTATGACAAAAAATACATTGATTAAAGTTCTGGGTCTTGCCGCTACCGTTATCGGTGCAGGTATGTCACTTGTAACCGATTGGGTGAACGAGCAAAAGATGGAAGAGAAAATCGAGGAAAAAGTGAATGAGGCGCTTGCCAAAACCGACGAAGAAGAGTCCTAACAAGGGCTCTTTTTGTTTTTGTGGAGTGATGTGATGAACGACGTAGAAGTCCAATCTATATGCGAGTATCTGGAGGAATGCTTATTTGAGCCAAGTATAAACTGGCCTCCTGAACAATTTGCGGAGCGAAGTTATTCTCGTTGGGCGGTAAGCGAGATTCTGGATAGAGTACGCAGTAATCCGGAAGTTCCAATTGCTAGTACGGTGGAAGTATTCATGGTGGAAATGACATATTTTGCACATATATCCCCTGAAACGTCTGCTCGTGAGATGTTTACCAATGCTGCGGATACAGCAGCGGATATTTTATCAATGATTTCATAATCGACCGAAAGGAGTTTTTTGATGAAACCGAATTTAAAAGCCATAGCTCGAAGTATGGGAATGGCACTACAAAAGCACAGTCCGGAAATAATGACTGGTATTGGAATTGCCGGGATGGTTGCTACGACTATTCTGGCTGTCAGAGCAACGCCCAAAGCGCTTCTGCTTATTCAAGAGGCTGAGGAGGTAAAGAGTCAGACAGAAAGTTCAGACGAGGCACTCACTCCTGTCGAAACAATCAAAGCCACTTGGCGTTGCTATGTTCCAGCGGCAGTAACAGGGGCACTGTCGATGACGTGCCTGATCGGTGCCAGTTCAGTCAACGTTAGACGAAATGCAGCTCTAGCAACTGCTTACAAGCTTTCTGAGTCTGCGCTAAAGGGATACCGAGAGAAAGTAATCGAGACCATCGGCGAGAAAAAAGAACAGGCAGTACAAGACGCGGTTGCCAAAGAACGAATCAATAAATCACCGGTTACAAACCAGGAAGTCATTATTACAGAAAAGGGAAACACTCTTTGCTATGATGTGATATCTGGTCGATATTTCAAATCCGATATTGAAAAGCTGAAGAGAGCAGCGAACGACCTTAGCCGTCGAATGCTGGATGAAGGGTATGTTTCTTTGAACGATTTCTATTACGAAATCGCACTCCCCGAAACAAAGCTGGGAGACGAGTTGGGTTGGCATGTCGACAATGGACTTGTAGATTTACGATTTAGTTCTCAACTGGCAGAAGACGGTACACCGTGTTTGGTAATTGACTACCAGATTGCGCCGAAGTACGACTATACATATGCAAAATAGTGCGCGAAAAAAGCATGGTATTTAATGGAGAGCAACTCTATATTTTCATAATTTGAAAGGAGAAATTTACAATGGAAAACAACGAAATCTTGACGAACGAAGAGGTTATGGAAACTACTGAGGAGATCGTAAATGCGAGTTCTGGGAAAGGCTTTAAGGTAGCCGCTGGCATTGGTTTGGCTGTACTGGCAGGCGTAGTGGCCTATAAGTACATCGGAAAACCGTTGCTGGCAAAACTCAAAGCCAAAAAAGAAGAGAAGCAGGAGATCGCCGACGTGGAATTCAACGAATCCGATGTCAAAGATGAGGATTCCGAGGATATTTCCGAATAAGAAAAAAGAGTGTTCCGATGAGGGAAAGTGCCTTTAACAGGGTGCTTTCCCTTTTTCATTTTCTGCTGGAAGGGAGAAGCTTATGAACAGATACGTATACGATGGTCCGGTCATGGAATTTGACACCTGTGTAACACGCCGTTGGAAGGCTTCGACCTATGCGGTGTCAGAAAAGAAGGCAAAAAGCAATCTTGCATATCGATTCAAAAAAGCAAATAACAAACCAACCAATTTGAAAATTACATTACCGGGCAAAGTGATTGTCCAGTAAAAAGGAGGCTATGTAGTGGAGGAATACAAAGGCAATTCCAATAAGGCCAAAGAACAGCAAAGGGCCCTCCCACCAGAGAAAAAAGTCGAGAAAATTGTATCCGGACCGGTAAAGTCTAAAAAGAAAAACAGTATCCAGAAAATTACGAGCATTTTCGTTCCTGAGGATGTGGAAGATGTAAAATCTTATATTTTTGAAGATATTGTTGTTCCGGCGGTTAAGGATATTATTTTGGATGCGGTAAGAGCTCTTCTCGGCGTCAGTGGAAAATCTAATAAAGGAGCACCTGCATCTAAAGTTTCGTATCGAAGTTATTATGACCGTGGAAACGAGCGTAACGATTATGGCCGTACGAGAACACGAGTTGGATACGATTACGACGATATCGTTTTAGACAAAAGGGACGAGGCAGAAGACGTTCTGTCCCGAATGGACGAATTGATTTCCACTTATGGGATGGCGTCCGTAGCTGATTTGTACGAACTTGTTGGAGTCACTGGAAACTACACAGATAATAAATACGGCTGGACAGATATCCGAAGCGCTTCCGCAATACGTGTGCGCGATGGATATTTGCTGAAGCTGCCAAAGGCTTTGCCGTTGAATTAAAAAGGAGATTGATGTACTTATGAACAAAACAGAAATCATGAACAAAGCAACAAAAGCATTTTATAAAGTTGGATTCACCCTGAAAAAGCACAGTCCGGAAATCCTAGTGGTGGCCGGGGTTGTTGGCACTGTTGTGAGCGCTGTGCTGGCCTGCCGCGCTACGACAAAAGTAAGTGAAATCATGACCGATACAAAGATTGACGTGGACGCTGTTCACAAATGTCTCGAAACTCAGTCGGAAGAAGACTACTCCAAGGAAGACGGAAAGAAGGATTTGGTTATCATCTACGCCAAAACGAGCTTCGAGCTTGCGAAGCTTTATGCCCCATCGGTTCTGCTCGGCGTTGCATCTATTACAAGTATTTTGGCGTCAAACAATATTCTGCGTAAGCGTAACGTAGCTCTGACCGCAGCGTATGCGACGCTCGATAAGTGCTTCAAAGAGTATCGCGGAAATGTCGTTGAGCGTTTTGGCGAGCAGGTTGACCGTGAACTCAGATACGCCATCAAGGCAAAGAAGTTCGAAGAGACAGTTGTTGACGAAAAAACAGGAAAAGAAAAAACTGTAAAAAACAAAGTGGACGTCGTAGGAATCGACGGAATCAGCGACTACGCAAAATTTTTCGATGAGTATAACCCGAACTGGGAGAAAGACTCCGAGTACAATCTGATGTTCCTGCGGGCTCAGCAAAATTATGCGAACGATCTTCTGGTGAAACGCGGCTATCTGTTCCTGAATGATGTATATAAGATGCTCGGATTCGAACCGACTCGCGCCGGCCAGGTAGTTGGGTGGCGACATGAGCCGGAAAAAAGCGATTGTGATGGGTATGTTTCATTTGGTATCTACAACGCCAATCGCGAGACGGCCAGGGATTTTGTGAATGGATATGAGCGTTCTATCCTGCTTGACTTCAATGTGGATGGTCCAATTCTCGATACACTGGATGACTGAAGGAGTGAATTGATAATGAACGGTAAATTGACTTTCATGTCGTACACACTTGCTGCCATGGCCGGAATTTGCTTTGTCAGCGGTCTTGCCGTGCTGTCTGGAGGGAAAATCTGAAGATGGATGGGATGGAGAACTTCATTTCAGTTTTGGATTATATCCTCGACACAAAGCGAAAAAGGCACATCATCGGTGGAATTTTAGTGAGCGCGTCATTGCTTTTCGGAGGGCTGGCACTCACGGTGATGACCATAAAAAGCAACGATGAATATGAGGTGATGGAAGATGACGACTAAAACCATAGATTACTCTATGTTTGTGCTGGGAGCGGCTCTTGGGGCTTCTTTGGCGTGGTATTTTACTAAGAAAAAATATGAGGATATTTTACAGGACGACAAAGTTGTTCTTACGCCTAAAGAGGACTTTTCCGAAAAGCAGGAAACTAAAATCGCCGAAGTAGGAATAAAAACAAAGCCGGATTTGGCTGAGTATTCGTCTATGCTTCGGCGGTACAATCGTGTGGATTATTCAGATGTCGGGAAAGAAGAAGACAAGCCTGCGCCTTATGTTATTTCTCCGGATGAATTTGGCGGAGTCGAGGAATATGAAAAAATCAGTTTGAGTTACTATGCCGATGGAATCCTTGCAGATGACGATGACGAGGTAATGGAAAATGCTGATGAAATCGTAGGCCTTGACTCCCTGACTCATTTTGGAGAGTACGAAGATGACTCGGTCTTCGTTAGAAATGACGTGATGAAGTGCGACTATGAAATTCTTCTCGACCACAGAAATTATAAGGACGTTGCATCACACGTCCGATCTTTGGATACGGAGGAACAATGACATTTCATGAGCTAAATCAATCCTATTTTGCATGGATGCGTCAGCTCGTGTCTAACGAACGATATTCTAAGCGTCTTTCCTATCGTAAACTGTTAACTCATTTACATGAGGTGGAGTTTACTTATACTTTGCCGATGGACGGAAATCGGGCAGAGGATGGGATAGACCTTAGATATCGGTTTGGATACGAAAATGACTATTCTGAGCCGATGATTGCATCTGGTTTGGATGATCGTCCGTGCAGTGTCCTTGAGATGATGATTGCCCTTTCGATGCGTTGTGAAGAGCAGATAATGGATGATCCCGATATTGGGAATCGTACGGGGCAATGGTTTTGGGATATGATCGACAATCTCGGGCTGGGGAACATGAGCGACTCCAAATTTGACAGCCGTTATGTTGACGAGGTGCTTCAACGGTTTCTCAACCGAGATTATAAACGAAACGGTGAAGGAGGCCTGTTCACTATAAATCGTCGAGGCCTCGATATGAGAAGCGTCGAAATCTGGTATCAGATGTGCTGGCATCTGCAAGAAAACTTTAGGAGGGCAAGATGAGTCACGCAGAAGTCTATAAAGCTTTCCGTCAATACTTTCCGACTTATGTCGGAGAAAATATTGCGGCATGGTTTCCAAACGGACGGAACTCGATTCGAGTTCGAGAAGCAAACGGCGATGAATTTATATTTTCGTTTAATAACGGAAAAGACTGGAAGTTCGAGACAATTGACAGTTTTTTGAATGGCAAGAAAGGAGAGAAGCGAAATGGATGAGATGGTTTCTTATATTTTCAGAAGTATGCGTTCTTCCGAACTTACATTGAGAGGTGTTAAAAGAGTGCTCAAAAACCAGGCAAGGCGTAATCGGAATTTTAAGTGTTTTGCCTGGCTGACAGTTGGATATCTGGTTATTTCAGAAATCAATCGTAGCCTCATGGAAAAGAAAATCAAGGAACTCGACGAGGAAATAAAGAAACTGAAACAAGAGGAAGGGGAATCTCAATGCAATGATCGACTTTCTGATGATCTCGACCCGCAGTAAGAAAAATGGCCTGATAGAGATTTATCCCAAGTTTATCATCAAAAAGAGCTCCGACCTTATGATTCGCGGGGGCGATTTTTATGCTATCTGGATAGAGGAACGTGGTTTGTGGTCTACGGACGAACAGGATGCTTTGCAGCTGATCGATCGGGAACTTGACCGATACGCGGAAGAGAACAGAAACCGTTTTGATTCGAACGTCAAAGTGCTTCATATGTGGGATTCAGAGTCCGGCATGATTGATTCTTGGCACAAGTATTGCCAGAAGCAGATGCGGGACTCTTTCCACATGCTCGACGAAAAATTGATATTTTCAAATACCCCTACCAATAAAAAAGATTACGCCAGCAAACGTTTGGGGTATCCTCTGGAGGCTGGGGAAACGCCTGCATATGACAAGCTGATGAGTACACTCTATGAGGAAGAGGAACGCCGAAAAATCGAATGGGCAATCGGCTCGATTATATCTGGAGAATCAAAAAAGCTTCAGAAGTTCATGGTGCTTTACGGAGCGGCTGGAACGGGTAAATCTACGGTTTTAAATATCATACAGCAGTTGTTCGAAGGTTATTATTCGGTGTTTGATGCAAAAGCATTAGGGTCATCTAGCAACGCATTTGCGCTGGAGGCTTTCAAGGACAATCCGCTTGTAGCAATCCAACACGATGGTGATTTGTCCAAGATTGAGGACAACACCCGTCTGAACAGTCTGGTCTCTCATGAGCGAATGACAGTGAATGAAAAGTTTAAATCTACATATTCAAACAGCTTCAAGTGTTTCCTGTTCATGGGAACGAATAAGCCTGTGAAAATCACAGATGCGAAATCAGGCTTGATTCGGCGTTTGATTGACGTTTCTCCTTCTGGGGAAAAACTCAGTCCAAAAGAGTACAGACATGCGGTAAAGCAAGTTGGATTTGAACTCGGACCAATCGCACACCATTGTCAGGAAGTATATTTAAGTGAACCCGGCAGATACGACGATTACATTCCCATTACCATGCTCGGGGCGTCCAACGATTTCTATAACTTTGTAGTGGACTCTTATCATATTTTTAAAAAAGAGGATGGAACGACTTTAAAGTCTGCATGGGAGATGTACAAAACCTACTGCGATGATGCAAAGGTTGCGTATCCATTTTCTCAAAGAGTATTTAAAGAGGAGCTTAAAAACTATTTCAAGGAGTACAAAGAACGGTTTAATCTTGATGATGGAACCCGGCTCAGAAGCTATTACAGCGGATTTCGTACGGAAAAATTTGAAGATAAAACCGTGAGTGCAAAGGAGGAAGATACCAACCCAAAAGTTCGATTTGACAGCACAGAATCTCTCTTCGACCAGGTTTGTGCTGACTGCCCTGCTCAGTATGCAACGTCAAAAGAAACTCCATCGAAAAAATGGGACGAGGTAACGACAAAACTTTCTGAGTTGGACACGTCCAAAATCCATTATGTAAAAATTCCGGAAAATCATATTGTTATCGATTTTGATATTCCCGGGAAAAATGGAGAAAAGTCGTTTGAGAAAAATCTTGAGGAAGCAAGTAAGTGGCCGCCGACATATGCAGAGCTCAGTAAGAGCGGAGCTGGGATTCATCTGCATTATATTTATACTGGCGACGCTTCAAAGCTCAGTAGAGTCTATGACGACCATATTGAAGTAAAAGTCTTTACTGGAAAAAGCTCTTTGAGAAGAAAGCTGTCAAAATGCAACAATCTACCAATTGCACAAATCAGTTCTGGTTTACCACTGAAAGGAGAAAATAAGATGGTAAATTTTGAAGGGGTGAAAAGCGAGAAAAGTCTAAGAACACAGATAAAGCGAAACCTGAACAAGGAAATACATGACGCTACAAAACCAAGTGTGGATTTTATTTACAAAATTCTGGAAGATGCATATGCGAGTGGGCTGCACTATGATGTCACCGATATGCGAAATTCGATATTGGCCTTTGCAGCGAGTTCCACTCATCAGGCGGATTATTGCATCAAGCTCGTCAATAAGATGCATTTCAAATCAGAAGAGCCGTCTGAAAATGTTCAGAACGATAGCGAAAAACTGGTGTTCTATGACGTTGAGGTGTTTCCCAACCTTTTCCTTGTCAACTGGAAAGTGGAGGGAGCGGAAAAATCCGTTGTTCGCATGATTAACCCAAGCCCAGCAGATATTGAGCAGCTGATGCACTTTCGGCTTGTCGGTTTCAACTGTCGCCGATATGGTAATCATATTCTTTACGCACGGCTTATCGGATATGATAACGAGCAGCTATTCAATTTGTCTCAGAAAATTATTGGTGGAAGCGCAAATTGCTTCTTTGGCGAAGCGTATAACGTCTCTTATACAGATGTCTATGATTTCTGCTCAAAAAAGCAATCTTTGAAAAAATGGGAAATCGAGCTGGGACTGCATCATCAAGAACTTGGCCTTCCATGGGATCAACCGGTTCCCGAAGACCTTTGGCCAAAAGTAGCCGAATACTGCGACAACGATGTCATTGCAACCGAGGCTGTTTTCAATGAAAGGAGAGGGGACTTCGCCGCACGACAGATCCTGGCAAAATTAGCAAACGGATGCGTCAACGACACGACCAACTCGCTTTCTGCCAAGATTATATTTGGGAATAACCGAAAACCACAGGATCAATTCAATTATCGCGACTTGTCTCAGCCGGTTCCGGAGACGGAGTATCGTGCATACCGTAAGAAATTCGGTGAGGATTATATTTTCCGAATTTTCGACGAGCATGGCCTGCCTACTTACGAAACCTATAAGGAGGGGTCGCTTCTTCCGAAAGGTTACTCCATTCTTCCATTCTTTCCCGGTTATAAGTATGAGAATGGAAAGTCCACATTTATGGGAGACGAAATCGGAGAGGGTGGGCGTGTATTTTCTCGTCCCGGAATGTACGGAAATGCTTGGGATGGAGATATCGCGTCACAGCACCCAAGCAGCGCTATTGCCGAGGTGCTATTTGGCGTCCTTTATACCAAGCGATTTGAGGAAATTAAGGAAGCCCGTGTCGCAATCAAGCACCATGACTATGCCAAGGCCCGTACCATGCTGGATGGAGCTTTGGTGGAGTACATAGACCAACTAGAAGACGGCACGGCATGGTTTACAGCGGAGGATTTGGCGCAGGCTCTAAAAATCGTGATCAATTCAGTTTATGGCCTTACGGCGGCGAATTTTGAGAATCCGTTCCGAGATCCCAGAAACAAAGATAATATTGTAGCAAAACGTGGAGCCCTGTTTATGACTTTGCTTAAGAGTGAAGTTGAGAAACGGGGCTTTTGCGTTGCGCATATCAAGACAGACTCGATTAAAATTCCGGACGCCACGCCAGAGATTATGGACTTTGTTATTCGCTTCGGCAAAGAATACGGATATCTGTTTGAGACTGAAGCGAATTTTGAAAAGTTCTGTCTCGTGAATGATGCCGTATATGTGGCAAAGTTCAAAGATGGAAAGCATGCTGGAGAATGGACAGCGACGGGTACGCAGTTCCAAGTCCCGTATGTGTTTAAGAAACTCTTCAGCAAAGAGCCCATCGAGTTCAAGGATATGTGCGAAACCAAATCGGTCACTTCAGCCTTATATTTGGATATGAATGAGGGAGGTGCTCTGCCTTTCGACAACGGAAGCGATGAGTATCACAACTATATTTTCATAGGCAAGGTCGGTCAATTCTGCCCGATCAAACCGGGCTGCGGTGGTGGTCTTCTTATGCGTGAGACCGAGAACAAAAAGACCGGAGAAAAAGGATATGCGGCTGCCACCGGTTCAAAGGGCTATCGATGGCTGGAGTCTGAGATGGTTCGAGAACTTGGCAAAGAGGAAAGCATTGATTTATCCTATTACGATAATATGGTCACTGAAGCAGTCAAGACAATCAGCCAGTATGGCGATTTCGAGTGGTTTGTATCAGACGATCCATATGTATCGGATAACCCTCCCTGGCAGGAACCGAGCGAACCATGGAACGATAGAACACCGTACGATGTACGATAATTTTGAAAAGAGGTTATAAAAAATGGCATATCAGAAAGTAGACAATTTGATAATTGAAAACGCACGAATCCGGTTTCGGAACTTTGCAGGACGTGAGACTACCTATAACCGAGCGGGTAATCGCAATTTCTGCGTTTTGATTGACGATCCAGAAAAAGCACAACAACTTGCTGAAGATGGCTGGAATGTGAAAATTTCAAAACCACGTGACGAGGATGACGAACCTCGTTACTATATTCAGGTCGCGGTTCGGTTCGACAACATTCCGCCAAAGGTTTTTATGATTACCCGACGTGCAAAGACGCAGCTTGACGAGGAGGCGATTGATTCGCTGGATTACGCAGACATCAAAAATGTGGATCTCATCATCAGTCCGAGTCACTGGGAAGTGAACGGTAAAACAGGTATTAAAGCATATCTAAAAACAATGTATGTCACCATCGAGGAAGACGAGTTCGCTGAAAAGTATGCGGACGATGAATTTTGATATTTCCAAGGGCGTTGGTTAGGTTTAACTGACGCCCTTTTTTCTTTTGAAAGGAGAAAATCGTGCTATTTTGGAAAAAGAAAACAAAACAGAGCAAAAAGAAAAAACCAACAAAATCGCCGGTACAGCCTAAAAAGCCGGAAGTAAAGCAATCACCACATCCGGAGAAGGCAAAAGCTCCAGTGCCTGCATCTCATATGAAGAAGAAAGAAAAAACTCCGGAGTTCATTAGAAGCGATGACATCGAAAAAGAATTCCTAAAGGCGTTTAACCAGCTTACATATAGAGTATCTCCATACGAGGTTTGGCAGGATTTTGTTTCGATGTTTGCCTGCGCATTATCCAATCCGGTTGACAAGGCTCATTATGATGAGCGAGAAAAATTGTACCTTCGGACCATCAAAAAATACAATGGAAGAGAGCAAAAGCTTTTTCCGGAGCTGGCTGCTCATACGGTTATGGCATTGGAGCGTAATCCCGAACAGGATTTTCTTGGGCATATATTCATGGGGCTTGGCCTTGGAAACAAGCATAAATGTCAAGAATTCACGCCGTATAGCGTTTGCCAATGTATGGCTGGGATTTCTATGAATGACGTAGCGGCAAAAGTTCAGGAGAAAGGTTATATTACAATAAATGACCCATGCTGCGGAGCGGGAGCGACATTGATTGCTGGTGTGAATGAAGCAAGGAAGCAGCTCGTAAAGGAGAATTTGAATTTTCAGAATTATGTGCTTGTCTATGCGCAGGATATCGATTACACTGCGGCAATGATGTGCTATATTCAGCTTTCGCTTCTTGGTGTAGCCGCTTGTATCAAAGTTGGGAATTCTTTGACAGAACCGATGACAGAGAACGATACGGACGAGAACTATTGGTATACACCAATGTATTTCTCTCAAATTTGGACCATGCGCCGAATTTTTCACGGATTAGAAAAACTGACATGAGTTTTTGAAAGGGGAAAAAGTATGTAATCATGGCTGGTATACATTTGTACGACTACCAGTTGGATGCGGTAAGACGGATGAAAAACGGCTGCATACTCCGTGGTGGAGTTGGCAGCGGTAAATCTCTGACAGCACTGTCCTACTATTATCTTCGGCAGGATGGAGAAGAAGAGAGCCTCTTAGGTGGCACTTATTTTCCAATGGGCGATCCTCCAAAGGATCTCTATATTATAACCACTGCGAAGAAGCGGGATACGTTGGAATGGGAGGGAGAGCTTTCTCCCTTCCTTCTCTCCACCAATCCTGATGTCAATTTGTATCCGAACAAAGTCGTGATTGACTCTTGGAACAATATTTCGAAGTATAAGGACATTACAGATGCATTCTTTATATTTGACGAACAGCGTGTCGTAGGGAGCGGTGCTTGGGTTAAATCATTCCTGAAAATCGCAAAGAAGAACGAGTGGATACTGCTCTCCGCCACCCCGGGAGACACTTGGGAGGACTATATTCCGGTATTTGTTGCAAACGGCTTCTATCGCAATCGAACAGAGTTTAAAGAGAAGCATATCATCTATACATGGGTGAACGGTAAATATCCAAAGGTGGACCGGTACTTAAACGTTGGAAGGCTGATCCGCTTACGAGAAAGTATCCTTGTGGATATGGATTTCAAACGAAAAACAATATCTCATCACGAGGATATTTACGTAAAATACGATACTGAAGCGTATAAAGATGTCGGCCGCCTGCGTTGGGACCCGTTTAAGAACGAGCCTATAACCAATGCGAGCGGCCTTTGTTATGTCTGGCGGAGAATTGTTAATTCTGATATATCAAGGCAAATTGCGCTTTTGGAACTCTTTGAAGACCACCCCAAAATGATCGTATTCTATAACTTTGACTATGAACTGGATATTTTGAAAACGATGTTTGGACGGACAGAAGGTGTCGAAGTAGCTGAATGGAACGGACACAAGCATCAACCGGTTCCGACAGGCGACAGTTGGGTGTATCTTGTTCAGTACAATGCCGGATGCGAGGGGTGGAACTGCATCCAGACCGATACGATTGCGTTTTATTCTGAGAACTATTCTTACAAGGTTATGCAACAGGCAGCGGGGAGAATTGACAGACTAAATACGCCTTTTACTGATTTGTACTACTATCATCTGAAGAGCAGATCCGGAATCGACTTGGGAATCGCCAGGGCCCTGAAGGCCAAGAAGAATTTCAACGAAATGCGATTTACCAAATGGTCCTCACCGAATAAGAAAAAGGCAGCATAATGGATATTTTGAAAGGAGAAAATCATGAGCAGACAGAAAGTTAACTGGGAATGCACATATAAAAAAATGCCCAAAAAAGTGAAAGAATTTCTTACACAGCTTTTGGGCAAAGAAGAAGTTAGAAAACTTATGTACGCAATTCGAACAGACAAATGGATTATGATGGTTGGCCCCGAATGCTCCGGTAAATCTACGGTTTTTCATATTTTAAGGGCGCTCGGATATCCCTTTATTGTTGACGAAAATGGGCTGGGAATGGTTATTCATACATCCCAAAGGTTGACTGATTTGAAACCAATCTACGATATTCTCGAAGAGCTGGGGATTGGTAAGAAACGTTAAAATGAAGATATGGGTCGTTTTTGAAGTTTGAAGCATGATATCCTAACTCAAGCATTGCCTTATTGATAGTGTCATTATCTAAGTAAAAGCCGTGTATATAAGAATCCATAAACGCTTTTCTAATATCAGATGTGTCCACTTTAGAGGTGATGTTATGAGTTGGTACAAGATATCTTTCCATCCAGCTTATAAGGATATTATACTGCTCTTGGGTTAAATCCACATTATCACCGCCTGAAAATATTTGAAATTTCTTTTATTATACCATATTTATTCTTTGAAAGGAATGAGTTCTAATGGACGACGCTTACAAAGAGGTTTATTTTCATGAGTATTGCAAGAAATGCAAGCATGAAAAGAATGCAGAAAACGAAGAGCCTTGTTTTGAATGCTTGAATGAGCCGGAAAATTTGCATTCTCACAAACCTGTCAATTGGGAGGCAAAAGAGAAATGACGTTGGAAGAGGCGATTCAGGAGTTTGAGGATTTCTGCTATCACCACAGTCTTCATCCGGAAATCAGTAACGAGGCACTGGTTATTGCGTTAAAAGCCATGATTTATCAGCAAGAACAAATCATTAAGGAGTGTAGAAAATGCTCGAAATAATTGCTGCCGGATTCAAGGCGATCATCTTGTGTTCGGCTTTTGCGATATCTGCAATTATCGTGGTGGCCTTTGTAATCATGTGGAGGAACGACGATGAAGGTAGGCGATAGAGTGGAAGTGACCCGTACATATTTCGCTCGCAACGAGGCGTGTACAAATTGGGGACGTGAATGTTCTCCGACACAGGGCATCGTGGAGTTCATATCCAATCGATGGGTAACTTTGATGATGATATCTCCAAAGGACTCGAAGAAAAAACTGTATCGGGAGTCGTTTTGGCGGGGACAAGTACGGGTTATATCTGCCGAAAAGTTCTGATTTTGAAAGGAGAAAATTATGTGTGATGTTTTATTAGTTGGCTACGATTTTAGTCACGGAAAAGATAGTATGGTGTTGCTTGTTGGAAGAAAAAAACCAAATGACTCTGTGGATGTCATCAATGCTTTCAAAGGGAAAGAAGCAGAAGAACTATATAATCGGTTGACATTAAAAGACGAACGAGGTGAAAAATTCAAATGAGCGCGCAATACAATTTATATTTGCAGCGGCACAAATGATCCAATAAGACTCCGAATTGTGTAAAAGCAGTTCGGAGCTTTTTTGCTTTTTGAAAGGAGAAAAAGAAATGATATTGGAACAGGATTCTGCGCTCATTAAGAATTTCATAACTAAGAAAGATCCAAGTATGGAATTCAACGAGATGCAGGCAATCATAAAAATGCTTTACGAAACATATTTGGCGACTCAAAAGATGAAAGGAGAAGAACTATGTCAATGATCAAAAAATGCGATCGCTGCGGCGTTACGTACGAGTTGTACAATGTATGTTCCAGTGAGGAAAAACCGAATGGATTCATGTTTTTGAACATTGATATCCGGATGAAATATTACAGTCATAATCCAAAAGATCTTTGTCCGGAATGTATGGAGGAATTTCGGAATTGGTTTGTTGAGGGGAACGGTGGAAAACGATTGTAATTGTAGTTATCATTTTGGTGACTTGTCTGATCATCGTGTCGTATGCTTGGAGCAATTGAAAGGAGAAAGAAACGATGGCATTTTCTGATATTACGGTTAAACAAGAGCGTCGGCTCTGTGTGGTCAATGGAAAAATGGGATATTTTCACTGCTGGGAGCATTATTCCAGGCCAGTAGAGCCGAGTCCGATGATCGGTGGTGCTCCTGGAGGAGTGATCAGCTTTGTTCGTGCGATCGTGGAGTTCCCAGAAGGGATTGGATATGTAGATCCTAAAGATCTCAAATTCTGCGATGAAGAGAATGTGTATCTGCATCGTTTGCTGAAAATCGAGGATATGAGAAAGGAGAAAAAGAATGGTACATCAACTGATAAATGAACACGAGAAAGTTCAAACTTGTTTGGCGGTTATGGTGAACGATATTCGAGTCGACTATATGCGTCTTCCAAACGAAATGGGTTATATTTTTATAGTTCTTGTCGGCCCTTATGGACCCACTGTAACAGAAGCGGATGCAGCAATTGAGGAGGTTACTAACGCTATGATGAGCCAAAGTTACGATCACGGATCTGAGTGGAGAATAAAGAACAGAGAGACCGATACATCTATGGTTGAAAGATATGGCCAGTATTCCGTTACGGTTCGGTTCAGAGTTAAAGACTCATATTAAAAGGAGAAAAAGAATGACAAAAGACGAGAAGCTCGATGAATTTCTGAAAAGAATTGGTATTGAACTCTTACCTTTTCAAAAAGAATTTATCAAGAAGATAACGGACGAAAACAAGATTTATATGTGTTATCCTCCACATGTTGGGCGATATGAATCGTTACGTCTGATACAAGCTTTGGCGAATGCATTTGAGAAAGGAAAAAACAATGATGGATAAGCAGATCAAACTGGAGATTGAAGCCATTCGAGATGTTCTGATGACCGCCGACGCCGTTTCTTGTGATGTCGATTTCTACGAGCCTGTTCATTGTTTCGATAATACTATTTATCATATCCCACATGGATATTGTGTTCAGATTGACTACAACAAACTCGCTCAGGCGATCTACAACGCTGGATATCGGAAAGGAGAAAAAGATGTTCGCTATATAAGGGCTGTTTATAAAAAGGGCAATCTCGAATACGGATCATCAGCACTTGGAAGAAAGTTTGGAGTCGATCACAAAGCCATTCATTCAGTAGCAACAGGAAAAACATGGAGGCACATAAAATGATTAAAATCGAAAATGTCGAAATCGTCGGTTTTGAAGCGGCGATCCGTGGAATGCGGAATCCGATGAATAGTTGGGAGAAGAGTGATAGTGGCTGGACCCGAGTTAGTCACGAAGAAGCTGTAGATATTTATAACGACGATTCCATCGAAATCATCGACGAGTGTGACCGCGATGAAGACGGGGTGTCGTTTTATATTATTGGGAAGAATGACCGTGATCTCATGATGCAACTGCGGAACGCCGGGACAGACCATCGAAAATTCATGCGGATGATTACCGTGTATGTGGATATTACGGCTCCACTCTATTGGTGGAAGGAATTCGATACATACAAAGTGGGCACAGTTGCAAACTCTTGCTCGACAATGCATAAGATCGCGGCAAAGGAGTTTACGCTGGAGGATTTCTCGTGTGAGCATTTGCTTTCTTATTGGGGCGAAGAAAAAGTAAATCCTACTATCATTTATCCTTGTACCCCAATGCAACATATCAACCAAACCATCGCTTGTCTAAATGTCTGCCGTAAAAAGTATCTCGAAACCAAAGACAAGAAATACTGGTGGCAGATGATCCAGCTGCTTCCGAGCTCGTACAACCAGAAACGGACGGTTATGCTCAATTACGAGGTTTTGGCGAATATTTATAAGTCTCGACTGAATCATAAGCTCGACGAGTGGAGAGAGCTGTGCGCATGGATCGAGACGCTGTCTTATGCGGAGCTGGTTACAGGTCCGGATCTTTCTAGAACTCCGATCTGTGATGAGATTATGGAAGAGGCGAAAGAAAGAATCAAGATGGAAACGTACGCAGTAACACCGAGAAATAAGGAGTGATATTTATGGATCAGATGCGTAGACTCATTACCACTTGGGATAAAATTCACGAAATCGTTGACGAGGCTATGGAAAAACATGACCGATGGGTAACGATCAACTTAATGCCCGAAGGTATGCTGACTGTCAATGTATATCCTTGGTCTTTGGAAGAGGAGGGGGAAGCTGAGGAATGACCGATATTCCAATAATAGAAGCAGAGATAGAGCCGATCGAACCTGATACGGCTCTTTATTTATGTAATCGGAAAGCTTGTGAAAACTGCGCATACCCTTTATGTAAGCATACAACGGATATTTCTCATGCCGTCAACTTCGAAAAAGATCTTGGCGGAGGATATTGGGAAAAGGAGAAGTGAATCTTATGAAAATAGTTTTTGTGATTCTTTTATGCTGTGCGATACTGGGAATGCTTGTAGCTTGCAGTGATGTTGATACGGAAAAGGAAGAATCACCTTCGATGTTCGTAGTCGTGGAAGATATGCATAGTTGGCAAGTGGTTTATCATAGAGAGACAAAAGTGATGTATGCCGTTTCGGACAGAAGTTATAACTATGGAACTTTCACGCTTCTTGTCAATCCTGACGGAACACCAATGCTTTATGAGGAGTGATATTTATGGCATATATAATGTTATTACTCATCATCTTTGAAGATGGGGGTAGAAAGGTTATTTCCGGCGTAGAAAGATACGGATGCTTGGCGGAATCTGATATTTTCTGGTTTGATAAAAATGGTCGAAGATCATTTCTTCCGGTCCCTCAGGTGCGATATTTTGGAAGTGCTTTTGATTACGATGAATGTTAAAAATAAGGAGTATGAGTATGAGTAAGATTTTAGACTCAGGAAACCGTAGAACGTTTCAGACAGGCGCAGTACGTGATATTCAGGAAGGGAAAGGACGATGCGATTTGCTTCCTCTGCTTCCTATTTATAATATGCTGCGCGACGACATACTATTTTGTGTTAATCAATTTGAGGATTCTGGTGACCCGAAGTATTTGCTGGAAGCCGTCCTGCAATTTTCGACGGAATTCGACAACAGCGTCTACACCATGCTGCTTGAGGTTTCCATACACTTTGAGCAGGGAGCTCAGAAATATGGTGAGAATAATTGGCAGAAAGGGATTCCGGTTCACTGCTACATCGACAGTGCCATCCGTCATTACCTTAAATACAAGCGAGGGGACGATGACGAGCGCCACGATCGAGCCTTTGTCTGGAACGTCCTGTGCGCAATCTGGACATGCAAAGTGATGCCGGAGCTGAACGAGTATGGGGTTGATACGGACGACAACGTAGGCGCGTAAAACGCATCCCCTATTATGGAAGGAGGTGTTTGGTTTATGGAATATTTTATGGCCGTATCCGATAAGCAACTAGGTTTATGCCTGAGGATGTTATACGCGGAAGGAATTCGAGCTATTGTCGAAACTGTTAGAAACAGTAAAGGCAAGATTGAATTTCATATCAAAGCAAATACGGACGAGGCGTTACTTAGGGATCTGATCGAGCGGTACAATATTTTGATTTCCTAAACGGACACTCAGTTCCAGCAAAGTAAAAGGTCCGAACAAGGCCTTTTACTTTTTCGTTTTTCATGGTACTATATTTTGCAGAGGAGGCGATAAGATGAAATCGTTGCATGGTGCCAGTTCGGATAAGGTGATACATGTCAAAAGTCATATGGCCTGCCCGGTTAAGCAGAAAGACGGAACTTGGAAAGTGGTTCTGAAAGACTATGAAGAGGATATTCCGGACCTCGGGAGAGAGGATTTGATCTGTAACGCTTGTGGTTGGACAGATTATCCGAATTGTAAAGAGACCTGGTGTAAGGCTTGGGTGCGCCATACGAAGAAAAAGTAAAGGGGATTTTGATGATTTCAGGAGCTGGACATGCTGTTCGGCTCTTTATTTTTGCCTAAAAACCCATCATTTTTCTGCCCACTTTTATGTTTCAAATCCGGGCTTCTGCCCACTTTTTCTGGGCTTTTTACATTTTTGACAGGAAAAAATAAGGGGTGTAAAGGCATTTACTTGCGCTTTTGCCCAAAAAAAGTGGGCAAAAGCCCACTTTCAAAACCCCAAAGTGGGCGAGAACTACGTCTAACTACGCTTATAGAAGGTCGATAGAAGGTTTAACTACGTTTATTGCCCACTTTGCCCACTTTTTTTACCCTTATTACATGATAGAAAAATTCAATATTATATATAAATAAGCGAAAAAAAGTGGGCAAGTGGGCAGAATGATTTTTTGAGGAGGAATTGAGACGATTGAGACGAGAAATAAAGTGGACCGACATATACACCGATTTTAAGAAAACATATCCTAAGCTTTCTAAGGATGTTATTCATTATGAACCTCATGGGCACCTGGTTATAGCCGTTCATTTTAGGGATGCGACAAAAATGCTGTATGACTATACGAACCGTAGAGCCAGGTTTGTGTCGTGAACAGTGCTATAAAGAGCGTAAACGAACAACAGCAAAATCTTCCATTTTTGCAAAAGGTATGGTATATTATAGATGCCACACAATTTTATAGAATTCTTTACTGCGGGAAAATACTTGGCAAAAAGTGTTTTCTCTCTTTACTTATACCCGTAGTGAAGGATAAGATTGTGTGGCAACAATGAGAGAATGCGCTTTTTCAGTGCATCTCTTATTGGGGCGCACTTTTTATTTTGTCTGGAAGGCTATGGAATAGGAGGAAACAAAATGGCCAAAGGTAAAGGAAAAGGTATAGGGGGAATAATTGGAGGCGCATTGGGGGCGGCAGCTTTAAATGCACTTGTTCCAGCTATCGAGCCCACTATAAACAAAGTTGTCGATAAGGTTGCAGAAGAGTTTGAAAAACAAAACGACTTGATATCCGTGCCAGATACGTACGCAAAAGGTTTTCCGCTTACCATTAACCAAGCAACTGATTTGGTATTATCGGCTGGTTTGAAGGCGACGGCATGCGAACTCACCATGAAAGAAGCAGATCCCAAATATAAAGATTGTATCGAATCTCAGGTTGTTATTTCCAATCCTCCGCAAAGAAAAAAAGTAAAACCAGGAAGTATGGTGTTTTTAAAGTACATTACACAAGACGTGATTGACGAAAGCCAGAGACTGTTTGACGAACAGGAAAAGCAAAAAGCAGAAATAAAAGCGGAAAAAGCTGCAAAGTTTGCCGAACAGAAAAAAGCTGTTATTGATGCTGGCGGCAAAACCGTGAGTGGAATTAAAAGTTTGATAGAAAAGAGAGGGCAGAAAACAGATACGCCTAATATTGAAGACGTTTTATAAAACAAAATATATTTGTTATTAAGACAGAGTTGCTTTCGAGCTTCTCTGTCTTTTCTTTTTCTGTTTTACAGCTTCGCGAAAAAAACATTGACTGTTATGAAGAGAGAGGATAAAATGGCCATTTTTGAATGGACACTCTCTTTTACGTTTTGGTGTAAAAGTTTTTAGTTTACAGTAAATATGAAAGGGGCACATAACATGGAAAATTACAACGAAGAAGTATTGGCTCATTATGGTGTTAAGGGCATGCGTTGGGGTGTTCGTCGCTATCAAAAATACGACGGAACATATACGAAAAAAGGCGTTGCTCGTTTTAAAAAAGCCGACTCCGATTATGAGGCCGCAAAAGAAAAAGCTCAAAGAGCTAAAGTTGCATATAAAAGCGGAAGAGCAACAAGTAGTTCGGTAAAAGACGCAAAAGGCGAAGTAAAAGTAGCAAAAAGAAAAATGCGGGCCATCTATAATAAATTGAAGACCGATAAAATGGCCGACGAAGGAAAGAAATTATATCAACAAGGAAAAACAATTACCAGTAATACAGCTAAAACGGCGATTACCGAAGCTGCTGTTGTAGCTGGTGGTAATATCGTAGGTGCACTGTTGGCTAATAGCGGAAATCTTCGTTTAGCGTCTGTCGCTGGTTCTACGATAGCGCTTGGCGGAACCGCTGTTAACCTTATTTTGGCAGGGAAAAACACATATGAAGCTAAGCGCTTGAGGGCTTATTACTCGCATTAAATTTAATTTTTATCAAGGAGGCCCAAGATGGCTAGGAGTTCTAGGCTCGAAAGTGGATTTCAAGATGGTCTGATTCAGCGTTTAAAAAATATGTTCCCTGGCTGCATGGTCTTTAAAATGGATCAAATACAAGGGCTTCCTGATCTGTTGGTTTTGTATCAAGATAAGTGGGCGTCCTTAGAATGCAAAAAATCTGCGAATGCTGCAAAACAACCCAATCAGGAATATTACGTAGATCTGATGGACAACATGTCCTTCTCAAGATTTGTTTATCCTGAGAATAAGGAGGAAGTGTTAAGTGAACTTCAATCGGCATTTCGAACTTGAAGGGCTGCATGCTTTTCTTGGGCCGAGTAAATATCATTGGCTCAATTACAGCGAAGAGAAAATGGCTGACTCATATTTGAATTTTCTGGCGGCACAGAGAGGAACAGAACTGCATGCGTTCGCTGCGCAATGCATTCGACTGGGACAGAAATTACCAAAATCACAAAAAACACTCAACATGTATGTAAACGATGCAATTGGCTTTCGGATGACTCCCGAGCAACCGCTATTCTATTCGGAAAATTGTTTTGGGACCGCGGATGCCATTTCGTTTCGAAAAGACATACTTAGAATTCATGACTATAAGTCCGGAGCGATTCCGGCCCACATTGAGCAGCTTGAAATATACGCTGCTCTTTTTTGTTTGGAATATCGTGTGAAGCCGACTGATATTGAAACTGAGCTTCGCATTTATCAAAGCGATGATATTCTGTGTCACAATCCGACTGCGGATGATATTTCGGCAATTATGAATAAGATTATCGTTTCTGATAAAATCATCAAGAAAATTAAAGAACGGGAGAGCTAAGCCATGAATTCTATTGCTGAAGATATTTTGATGCATTACGGCACACCGAGACATTCGGGTCGCTATCCTTGGGGCTCTGGCGATGATCCTTACCAGCATAGTGGAGACTTTTTGAGCCGCATTGAAGAGCTGAAAAGCAAAGGACTTACCGAAACCGAAATCGCTAAAGCAATGGGAATGTCTACGACTCAATATCGTGCGCAGAAATCCTTGGCGAAGGATGAACGACGCGCATTAGATGTTGCACAGGCAAAGTCTCTTCGGGAAGACGGTCTAAGCCTGAATGAAATTGCGAGGGAGATGGGCTTTGCCAATGATTCTTCTGTTCGCTCATTGCTGAACGAACGTTCTGAAGCTCGGATGAATCAAGCGAAGAAGACTGCGGAATTTCTGAAAGAGCAGATAGCGGAAAAAGGGATGATCGATGTTGGCACGGGTGTTGAACGTGAACTTGGAATCTCAAAAGAGAAGCTAAAAGAAGCTTTGGCGATCCTCGAAGCAGAAGGATATCCAGTATACGGCGGGAGAATCCAGCAGGCCACGAATCCTGGAAAACATACAACTCTTCAGGTGGTTTGTCCTCCGGGTACGGAGCATAAGGAAATATACGACTACGACAATATTCATTCTGTGAAAGATTATATTTCTTATGATGATGGTGAATCGTTCAGAAAAAGTTTCGTATATCCTGAAAGCATGGATTCCAGCCGGCTGAAAATCCGGTATGCGGAAGACGGGGGAATCGATAAAGACGGCGTCATCGAAATTCGCAGAGGCGTTGAGGATCTTTCTCTTGGAGAATCTCATTATGCACAAGTTCGAATTCTCGTTGACGGAAATCGGTATCTTAAAGGGATGGCCGTATATTCTGACGATTTGCCTGATGGTGTGGATGTCGTGTTCAATACGAACAAAAAACAAGGAACTCCGACAGGAGACGTTCTGAAGAAAATTACCAATGATCCCGAAAATCCGTTTGGCTCACTCATTAAAGAGCATGGAGGTCAAAGCTATTACGACGATCCGAATGGTAAGTACACCGATCCGGTAACAGGAAAGAAACAGTCGCTTTCTTTAATCAATAAGCGCGCTGAAGAGGGGGACTGGGGTGAATGGAGTGACCATCTTCCGTCACAATTTCTCTCCAAGCAAAGTATGACACTCATCAATAAGCAGCTCGACTTAGCGACCAAAGACAAGTTTGCGGAGTTTGATGAAATATGTTCTTTAACAAACCCGACTGTAAAAAAGGCCCTTCTCAAGTCTTTCGCTGATGATTGTGACTCCGCAGCCGTCCATTTACAGGCAGCAGCATTACCGCGTCAAAAGTATCAGGTTATCTTGCCCGTTACAGATATGAAGGACGATGAGGTGTACGCACCAAACTACAAAAACGGTGAAAAAGTCGCTCTTATCCGCTATCCACATGGCGGAACTTTCGAAATACCGATTTTAACAGTAAACAATAAGCAGCCAACAGCTAAAAGAATGTTGGACAATGCTCTTGATGCGATTGGTATTAACAGTAAAGTTGCAGAGCGTCTATCTGGAGCTGATTTCGACGGCGACACTGTTATGGTCATACCCACCGGTGGAAAGGTTAAGGTTACATCGACGCCGCCGCTAAAGGGTTTGGAGGGCTTTGACCCAAAGCTTGAATATGGCGGTAAAAAAGAGGGAACCTTTAAGCCCATGAAAAACACGCAAACTGAAATGGGAAAGATTTCAAACCTCATTACCGACATGACTTTGAAAGGTGCTACTCAGGATGAGCTTGCTCGTGCTGTCCGCCACAGTATGGTAGTGATCGATGCTGAAAAACACAAGCTCGATTACAAACAAAGTGAACGAGATAACGGAATTTCTGCTCTTAAGAAAAAGTATCAGGGAACAGTTGATGAGAATGGTCGTTACCATGAAGGTGCTGCGACATTGATCTCTCGTGCTAAATCTGAAACCTCTGTTCTGAAGCGAAAAGGAAGTCCGATCATTGACAAAGAGACAGGTGAGCAGCGCTACAAAGAGGTTTACGAGGAGTACACCGATAAGAACGGCAAAGTTAAGGTTCGTACTCAGGCCAGCACAAAGATGGCTGAAACCAAAGATGCCAGAACGCTTTCCTCCGGTACTCCACAGGAAGAAGCATATGCTGATTATGCCAACAACATGAAATCTCTAGCCAACCGTGCACGCAGAGAGATGATGAATACCGGCAAGATTGCGTACTCTGCTTCTGCTAAGAGAACGTATCAGGCAGAGGTAGACTCCCTGGAGGCTAAGCTGAATGTTGCTTTAAAGAATGCACCTCGTGAACGTCAGGCTCAGATTCTTGCTAATGCTTCTGTAAAAGCTAAAAAGCAGGAGAATCCGGACATGACCAAGGGGGAGATTAAAAAAGCGAACCAGCAGGCCCTCACGGCCGCACGAAATTCGGTAGGCGCTAAACGTGAACCCATCCTGATAACCGATCGTGAATGGGAGGCCATACAGGCCGGCGCTATCAGCGAGAACCGATTGACACAAATCATCAACAATGTAGATACCGATAAGCTCAGACAACGTGCAACACCTAGAGCAACAACAACGCTTAGCTCTGCAAAGGTCAATAAGATTGCATCTATGAACGCATCTGGTTACACGACTGCTGAGATTGCAGAAGCTCTTGGCGTATCAGCATCTACAGTGTCAAAATACTTGAACTGAAAGGAGTGAACCAAGTATTATGGCAAGTAAATGTATGCTTACAACGTTTGACAATCCGTACAATCCTTTTGATGAGTTCACTTCGTGGTTCATGTTCGATGAGGAAAAAGGTTATCATTCGTGTGCTTACTTAGGAAGAATCGCAAAGACATCTGAACAGCTTTCAGATGAGGAAAATGCACAAGAGATTGAGCGTGCGATTGATGAAATCATTAAGTATGATTTTCAAAACATTTATAAAAAAGTGAAACAGTAGTTTATTTGTGGTCGCGGTGATGAGCCTTAGAGGTATAGGGGGGGGACGCTAAAAACGCACCCCCTCCGTCATCGCGGCCCTCCTCAAAAATTCCCCGGAGGAACTTTTTCGAAAAAGGCTTCTGGAGCATGGCAGCATTTAATCGAGCTCATAAGGCTTATTCGCTTCGACGGACACTTTCACGCTTTCTTTTTTACCTCCAGATTTTCTCCTTTCAGTGAAACAGAGATTCCGGCGGCCTTATGAGTTCGCTTAAATGCTGTATAAAAGTACAACAAAAGTTAGCATGATCATTACAAAATCTATCAGAGAGGGGGCAGTAACAGGTGAAAAAAATACATGCGGAAAGTAATTCGTCAACAACAAAACGTATTCGCCCAGCTTTGACGCCGGAGGCCAGACAAAACCAGCTTATATCTTTGGCCATTGATTTGGTCGAGAAGCGCTTGATAGAAGGAACTGCTTCTTCTCAAGAAACTACACATTTTTTAAAACTGGCATCCACCAAAGCTCACTTAGAGGAACAGATTCTCGAAAAGCAAAAAGATTTGATTGAGGCAAAAACCAAATCCTTGCAATCTACAGAGCGAATCGAAGAACTTTACAAAGAAGCGATGAGCGCTTTCCGGAGGTACAGCGGAAGTGGCGAAAGCGATGAAGTTTAAAACATATTCGGAATTGTCACAGCTTCTTTCTTTCGAAGAGCGCTATCAATATTTACGTTTGAGAGGAAAGGTTGGAGAGGATACTTTTGGCTTTGACCGATATCTGAATCAGGAGTTCTACAAAACGGATGAGTGGCGGGCAATTAGAGATGTTGTAATCATTCGAGACAATGGTTGTGACCTCGGTGTAGACGATAGGCAAATAGGTGGCCGCATCTTGGTTCACCATATGAACCCTATTACAAAAGAAGACATTTTGTACAGAAGCAAAATACTTCTTGATCCAGAATACTTAATTTGCACGACAGACAATACTCATAAGGCGATTCACTATGGGGACGAGAATCTTTTAATTAAGAATCCAATTGAGCGTAGACCAAACGATACATGCCCATGGAGGCACTAAGAGGAGGAATTTTAGGTGAACACAGTTACCATTGGAATTGTTACTGACTGCCTTGCCCTGAGCATTCGAGAAGAGCCGGATTCAGACGGCAAGGTTATTGGTACGGTTGATGCCCTTTCGGAGCTGATGATCGACGAGGGTGCGTCAAACAAAGATTTTTACAAAGTATGTACCGAAGCAGGCGTAGAAGGATTTTGCAGTAAACGATATGTTGCAGTTAGGCCGAAAGGGTGACAAAGATGATAAGCATACTCAATACAATAAAAAAGCTTCTTGGTCCGACAGAGGTCTATGACCATTTCGATACTGACATTATTGTGCATATCAATTCTGCCTTTTCTAGTCTAACGCAACTCGGAGTAGGCCCGCAGGACGGTTTCTTTATAAAAGATGAGACGGATTTATGGACGGATTTTATTCAAGACGACAAACGATTGGAATTTGTAAAAACATACATATATCTCAAAGTGAAGCTTGTGTTCGATCCACCCCTTAGCTCTTCTGTCCTTGACGCGATGAACCGCCAAATCAATGAACTGGAATGGCGATTGAATGTCGCGGTTGATTCAGGGACAGCTTAGGAGGGATTTGGATGTGGAAATATGCTCGCGCTCGCACGGATGAACTTTTTCACTATGGCGTGAAGGGAATGAAATGGGGTGTCCGGCGAACGCCGGAGCAACTCGGTCATTCTCCGAAGGTTGCAAAGGTCGGCAAACGTGTTATACTTAAAGAGAAATCTAACGGTGGAGAGAAAGGGCTTAAAACTCAGCCATCGTCTGCATTGAGAAAAGGAATTCGTTCTCTTGAGAAGAAGATAAGCGAACACAAAAAGAAAATTTCCAGCCCGGAAGCCGTATATCCTCAGTGGAGTTCGTATAGTGAATCTAGACAACGTTCGTTAATGGATCACTGGAATAAAGAGATTATAGACTTTAATCAGTCGATTTTAAACAGAAAAAACGAATTAAAAAAGAGGGGTGAAGCTGATGAATAACGATATCTTTAATCACCTTATGGAGCGTTTGCTAAGTAAGGCTGACGACGCATTGAACACTTATCAAAAAGATAAATCTAATGAGTTCTATTCCGGAAGAGTTGAGGCGTATTACGAAGTGCTTGACGCTTTAAAAAGCGAACTAACTGTTTGGGACTACGACCTTGATCAATGTGGACTCGATTTCGACTTAGACAAAAAATATTTAGCATAATAAAGATTCAATTGGGAGAACAATTTTTCGATGGATAGGAAAACGGGGAAACCGCTGCTAACAGTCTCCCCGTTTCTTGGGCTTGTCAGGCATATGCCAGCAGCCGTTTAAGGTCCACTTTGAGTGAAGCGGTCCCTTTGCTGAGGTGCAGCTCGGCAATACCGTCTGCGAACAGACGGATAATCGCAACAAGAAGCTTTTTCAGCGTTTGAAAAAATTTCTCGCCCATACTCCTTTCACCTCCTATCCATCGAAAAGTTGTTCTCCTTTCGCTTATCATTCTACGACAGTCGTCGGAAAAACACAATATTCATTTTTATACCAGGGGCTGTGGAAACACGGCCTCTTTTTAATGCAAAAAATAGGCGCAAATTGCAAGTGTAAGTTGGACACCTGCACGGTAGAACTTAGTGAATCAGAGCGTCGGTCAGGATGGAAGCCGCTGGCTTCCGTCCTGGGCGATGCTGCCGCAGCCTTCGGCTGC